TTAGTCGGTGTCTTCTCATATTGTTTCTTTGCTTGTAACATCTTCTTCTTGAAGACTACTCTTTCACCATAAATCTTATCCATCAACTTAGGAAGGAATCCACGAGTCTTAGTGGTGAACATAGCACCATTAGGACATACCGTAACCTCATCTAAATGAGATAGATCTACTTCCTCATTCAATAATCTATCAACAGAAACATTAGGATATCTCTCATCTAAAAGTGTCTCTGGAGATATATTATACTGCATGATAAGATGAGGATAAAGAGAATTGAGGTCAAAAGAAACAACCCAGTCATACTTACCAGGTATAGGTTCTTTGACATACGCTCCAGCATATTTTTCATCTTTGTTAGCTTGTGTTTTAGGTGGTATAACTATATTCTTTTTTTTCAACTCGTTGTAGATAATCATATCCCACATACGAACCTGATAGAACACATCTGTGAAGTTCACCTTAGCATCGAAAGCCATTGTCACAGCAAGCTCAATCAGCTTCATCTTCTCCTCAAGGGAGTCAACAAGTCTAACGTCTTGTATGTTATAATCCACAAACTTATTCCAATCCTTTGCATAAAACTCTTTGAAGGTATCAAATGGATTAGAAACCTTACGTTGTCCTAATTCAACCTCACCAATATAGTCAAGTTTATATGACTCCTGTGCTTTATATGTAAACTTCTTATAAAGATCTAAGTAATCAAGAACTGTTACACCACCAATATCATATACAAGATGTCCTCTACCCTGCATGTATATCTCTTCATTAGTTACCAATCCCCATGGAGATAATTTCTTACATGCTTTATCACCAAGCACTCTGGTGATCCTTTTAGCAAGGTATGGGATGTCATATAACTGACAGTTCCATCCAGTCACAACTTCTGGTGGATCATGTGACCAAAAGTTTATAAAGTGTTGAAGTAAATCATACTCATCATTACATTGTACATACTTCACCATCTTATCGTTATGATGATATGGTCCTATACCAAAAGTCAGAATCCTTTTAGTAGCATAATCCTGTAGTGTGATGCAAAGCATTTCTTCATCACAGTTCTCTACCGTAGGGAATCCTTTTTCGGACTTGACCTCAATGTCAATAGTTACCAGTTTGATCTTATTAATATCAAACTTGATCTCTTGTTCTGGATACTTATCTGAAATATATTGATAGATGTATCTGTTATTACCATAGATCTCAAATCCTTCTATAGCATCATGCCTCTTATAAAATTCACGACAGTCTCTAACGAATCCTGGTTGGATGCTTTGCACATACTTTCCATCTAAAGTCTTATACTTTGTTCTCTTCTTAGATGGTACAAATAATGTTGGTCTATATTGTTCTCTTGTTTTAAAGCTCTTCCCATCCTCGTACCCACGAACGAGAAACTCATTCCCGATCATTTGAACGTTGGTGTAATACCTCATTTAGTGATGGTTGTTTGTACTGGTGCTGTTAGGGATTGATACTTATCAAGATGTATCTTATCTGGATCTAGTATAGTAAGAATACTATCAGAGTGAACCATCATCTGACGTTGCATAGAAAATGATGGCCAATGCTCTAGGAACACATCACCATTGCTTGTCTTTAGTTCAAATGGGTCAGTCAACTTACAGTCTGGTTCACCCATCTCTGATCCTTTCTCTTCAATCCTTGCTATAAGGACGAGATTGTTTTTGAATAATAATGTTTTTATCACAGGGATAGACTCTTTGTTTTAAAGTTTACCACGGTTGAACGTACCTTGTCAATATATCCAGCATTTCTTAGCTCTTTGAAAACTAAATTCTCAAAACCATATTCCCCATACTTCTGTAATGAGGTTGACCTACCGACTCTAAGTTTTGTTACTAAAGCCTTTAGTGCATCTGGTTGCTCACCTTTGATGAGAGTATCAATCTTATGCTTCAGAGAATTTACTTTCTTTTCAAGTTCCTTCTCATCAAGATCATCATCAAACTTCTCTGGTTTTTGAATCCATGTTTGTTTGAGAAGACTGAATACACCCTGACTCCTTTTACGAGTTACACCAGGTCTTTCAATGTATGGTTCTGCCTGAACTCCATATATTCTAACATTATGGGTCAATTCCCACAAGGTCTTTTTATCCATATAGTAATCATCAAGTAATTCTGGATTGCAATCTGGAATAAACTTAGGATCTACTACAAGATGCACATCCAAATCAGACATTACAGTATAATTATACCCTGCATTACCACCCAATAAAAGAACATCTGTTATCGCTCTATCATCGAGATCTACATAGTCAGCAAATGCCTGTGCAAATTTCATCAAGGCATCTCTTACCTCAGGCTTGATCTGTTCACCCATCCAGAAGGTTGGGTTCAGTTCATCCCTAAAACGAAGCGTCAGAGTCTCACGGAGATCTGACGCTTTGATGTGTTTCAGTACTCTTGAATACACTACAAAATTATATCATCCGTAGTTGTATTTAGAGCCAGTCTTTACGCTGTTGGGCATCTGGGATAATCTTCTCAATGTCAACAAGTAAAAGTCCGTCCTCGAACCTTACTTCCTTGACTACGTATTGCTCAGGTAATGACCAAGTACGAGTAAAGGCACGTTGTGCTAATCCCTTATGTACATAATCTTGCTCAACACCGTCACCCTTCTTACCTTCGATGACGAGTTTACCTTCAACGGTATAAACCTTTAGGTCTTCTTTCTTGAAACCTGCTAATGCTACCTCAACCCTATACTCATGATTAGAAACCTTTATAGTATTATAAGGTGGGTAGTTTGTGTTTGCAAAGTGCTGATCGAATTCGTTGAACCAATCCTCGAATCCTATCATATTTTTTTGTACCTTTTCTAGGTACTTCTGTGTATCAGGCACAGACAAAGTTATACTGTTCGGACCGAACATAGTGACCTCCTTGAGCGTCTAGTTTTAAATGTCCCCGTAGGCGACACTATTAATTATAACAGTTTAGTGTCCTACTCGTATTCGGGTGTCACTACCTTCTTTTTACCTATGTTATATTTTGTCTCAAGAGACCACTCACCCTTTTCTCTAAATGAAATAACTTTGATCTGATTCAAAGGAGATACATCTTGAATACTTTCTAGTACCTTATCATCAATTATAACTAAACCCCAATCAACAAGGAGTTTAACAATTCTATTTCTTCTTTGCACATCATTTATACTCAAGTTGGCTTTCTTACCATCAAGAGCAAATAATTCTTTGAAGTGTACGATATAATATCTACCTTGCTTATGAAGAATATGGCAAGATTGATATAACTTCTTTTCTTTACGAGATGCTACACCTATCCTTGTAAGTGTTTCTCTTACTTTTAAAAAATCATCGGGTTCTTTTAGAACCACTTCAATCATTTTATCGGGAGACCACTCGTATATGGGTTCACTGGAATTCATTTTAATCCTCCTCTATCAAGTCGTTTACGAATGTGTTCAAGTTCAGTATTGCTAATAAGAGGAAGAACCTGCCTTGCTTTATCATCACTATATCCATAATGTGATTTAATAATGTCAAGGTTTGATATTTCTTCTTTTCGCACCCAAGGAGAAAACCTCTTCTTGGATCGTAATGTATTTAGATAAAAGTCATATTGCAGCTTCTTGTCCAATTGGGGATTGATATTCATTTCATTCGCATACATCAAAGCATCCATATGTCCAGACATACATCTGTTCACAATATATGCTGGATACTCCTTCTCCAATAAAGGATCTTCATCAATGAAATTCTTCTTAGAACTATTGATGCTATTGAGCCATTCTTTTAATTCCATTACCCCTGCCAAATCATATCAGGCATTGGTTGTTGTCCTTGTCTGCCCACTGTTAACATAAGAATAAAATATGATACAAACCATATTATATTGAATAACCACGATTGTCGCCATAGGTATTTTCTAACACCCATAGCAACAAAAACATTCTTTACATCTTTAGGGTTATCATCATCCCCTTTTGCTCTAAGAATCTGTTCTATTACTACAGCAACCAGTGTACCTATCACTAATGGATAGAATACAAAGTTCGCAAATGACATGATACCGATTAAAAAAATCATTGGGTAAGTTCAGCAATTTTATCTCGCCAATACTGACGATCATCTTCAGTTATCCATGGATTGTGACGTTGCACCCAAGCAT